CAAATGACATGTTCAAGGAGCATGTTGAAGAACTATACTTTATGCCTTTTATGGGCGAGAGTATGAAAGCTCCTGTTATCGTTAAGAGAGAATTAGAGAAAGAAGCTGGCGATAAGCTAACTCTTCCTAAGTCTTATCTTCTTGATCAAGATTCCGGCGTTACTGGTTCTGTTACCCTAGAAGGTAAAGAGCAAGATATGAACTACGGCGATCAAACTTTGACAGCAATCGAAAAGCGTAATGCTGTTCGTTTCCGTCTTGGTATGAGTGATCAGCGTACTTCTATCAATCACGCTATGAATGCTCGCGAGATCCTTCTAGATTGGAAGACTCAAGAGACTGACAACGCAATGTTTGATGCAATGTCAACTACTCCTACTGCTAACCGTGAGCTTGCTGCAGACTCTACAGCTACTCATAGTGCTTCAGTTCCTGCTGCTGGTATTGATGATATCGCAACTACTGACATCTGTACTGTGAAAGGTATCCGCAGACTTAAACTTCATGCAATCACTGGTAACGCTAATGCTGCTGAAAAGATCAAGCCATTTAAAGATGCTGCATTCGGCAAGCAGTCTTTCTTGTTATACCTTGACCCTTGGTCACTTCAGGATCTAAAAGCAGACCCTGACTATGTAGCTTATGCTAAGGAAGAAGGTAAAGGTCGTGCTGCTTTCTTCGAAGGTGGAATCTGTGATATCGACGGTGTTACAATCATCGAATGTGATAAGATTAAGCGTGAAGAGAATGCTGGTTCTGTATTTGTTGCTCGCAACCTACTTGTAGGTGCAGGTGCATGTGCAGTTAACTGGGCTGGTGCTCCTCTTATGGATGGTCAGCGTGGTCATATCCAGTGGACTGAAAAGGACTTCGATTATGGTAATCAGCTAGGTATCGCTGTTGGTGATATCAAAGGTGTTACTAAGATCCGTTTCAATCGCGACAATACTGGTCTTCAGGACGATAACGCTGTTATTCAGTTCTACACAGCTTCTGTTGTAAGCTAATTTATAGAGGTCCACTCTGGGCCTCTTCTTTACTTCAATAAAATAAGGAATAGCAAAAATGGCTACTATTACAAAATTCTTAAAAGGTGCTATGACTCGCCCGGTAAAACACATCGGTGCACACCTAATGCAAGCAGAGAATGTTCTTGACTTCGGTGCAGATGGAAATGATGTCGAAGCATCTGATGTTGTTCAGGCAATTATTCTCCCTGAGCAAGCTGTTGTTACTAAAGTTACTTTAGAAGTTACTACTGCAGAAGGTTCTGCAGTTACTTGTGACGTTGGTGATACAGATGATGTTGATGGTTGGGAGCCTGCTTTTGACTTAAATGCAGCTTCTGTACTTACAAAGAGTACTGGCTCTTATGATGTTAATGGTAAGCGTTATAATAGCGCCGATAGAACTATTGATCTAGTTCCTTCTGCGGATCTTGACACTTGTAAAGTGTGGGTTGCTGCAGAGTACTACGTTAGAGAGTTATTCTAATCTAAATTAAGGGGGCCTAAAATGCCACTACCACATGAATTTGATAGAGTCATAGGTAAAGTCACAAGAGTAACAGGTGATGTAAATTTCATCCGTTGGTCTAAAGATGAGCTTATTGATTATATCAATGAGGGCCAGCGGGAATACTGTGAGAAGACATTTATTCTCCGGTCCGAGGGCCCCCTTACGACACGTGAAAATACAGAAATATACACTCTTCCAGAAGATTGCTTTAATGTAGATCGCATTGAGCGTCACGACGGATGTGTAATTCAGAAGACTACTTCAAGAGATATTGAAAGGCAGTTTGGCCCTAGATATAGAATCTCAAGAGGTAGCGTAACTCATTACTATCAAGACCTTGACGGACAAAGGCAGTTAAGGTTCTTTCCAATTCCAACAGATCAAGTCTTATCAGAGTACTTAGATTTCACTGGTGAGCTTGGTGTAGTTGTCGCTGCTGATTCAGTTGACTTTGAGCCTATCGTAGTAGATGGAGTTCAAATCTATGATGAGTCTGATCCACTATATATAGCCAACGCTACACCAATTGAATTTGATTCAGAGCTTGGTGTTACTGTTGACTCTACTTTAGAGAATGAAGATGGGGAGGATACTAATACATTTAATTATGAAGAAGGTGCTGTCACTGGAGTACTGAGCACAGAGGGTAAATTTAGAGTCTGGTATTCAAGGTATCCTAGATTAGGTAAGCTTGAGATAGATGATGATCAGGCTTTATATAACTATGCCCTTCATAAGTGCTACGAGAAAGACGGGCCGCAACAGAATTTAGAACTATCTCTTTTGTATGAGAATAAATATCAAGAAAGAGTTAATAGAGAAATAGGCAGAGTAGCCTCAGGACAAAATGCCGCAATGTCAGTGAGAGGTGTTTATGCCTAATAATACATATCAAAAAGATTTAGCTGGTGTTGAAGACTTAGCTTACGACACCAATCGAAATAATGAATCGTTCTCACGTAGAACATCGACAGGTCTCAATCAGAATATAACTAAAATCAATGCAAGACATATACCTGTTAGTAATGCTTTGACTTTAGGTGATGCTGAGAGTGTGGAGGATTTCCTAAAAGAGATATTAGAGACTATTGGTAATGGTAAATTCTTAGGAGTATTTCCAACTCAAGACGCTTTAGAGACTGCATACCCTACTGCTGAAGATGACTCTGTAGCTTGGGTTATAGAATTTAGATCCATGTTTGAATGGAAGGGTACTCAATGGGATAACTCAAATTCTTATCTTGGCGAGCATGCAGATGAAGCTGCACTTATAGACGCTTATCCAAACCCACCATACACAGATTCTTACGCATTTGTAACAGCTACAAAATCATTTAGGTTCTGGGATCAAACACTTGGAACTCCTGCTTGGGTAGATACTTTAACCTCATCAGATGCTATGCTAAAGGCTATTTATGATCCTGCAGGCATTAAAGAGCAATTAGTGGGGTTAACTGCCACTCAATCAATGACTAATAAAACTGTCAATGATGTTGTTCTTGATGCCACAGGCTCAAGTTCATATCACCTTGATAGGTCGGGGAATTATTCTCAGGTAGTGGAACCTAGTGTTATTGGGAATATAATGTCCCCCTTATTTCATATGCCTCTTGGTAATTCTATGGCTATACCAATAGGTACTGGTGCAGTTTCTTTTGATAGATCTTCTACAGCTTCTTATGTAGATAGGTATGGTATAGTTCAATATGCTGCAATAGACGAACCAAGATTTGAGAAGCAAGGTCTATTAATTGAAGAAGCTACTACCAATGAAATGTGGCCTTCTGAAGATTCAACAAGCCCAAGATGGAATGACCCTTCCGGAGAGTGGAGTTCAGTTTCAAATAATGTAGTTTCACCTGATGGAACGACCAATGCTGATACTATTACTTTAACTGCTGGTGACAATAGCGCACTTCTTAGATTATCTTTGAGCGCCATACCAGTAGGAACATATACGGTGTCATTCTGGATCAAAGATATCACAGGGACAACAGGTATATCAGGTCAAGTTGATTTGGATGATGAAGGTGTCGGCCCTACCACTCCTGATTTAAATACAGTAGGAACTGAATGGGTAAGAGTCTATAGGACTATTACGACAACAGCAGTAGCAAATTGGGTTGATATTCAATTAGATTTTTCTGGAGCTAGTTATGATGTATCAATATGGGGCGTTCAAGTTGAGCCCAAATCTTTTATGACTTCCTATGTCCCAACTTCCACAGGGGTTGCCACAAGATCAGTAGAAACTTTAGATATAGATCCTGACAATATTCCTCTTTGGTCTGATGGATGGGGCTTATCTTTTGATATGAATGTAATTGGATTCTCTACAGCTAAACAGTGGCTTCGGTTTGGAGGCCCTAATAATAACTTCCTTCAGAGTACATTAAATAATAATATTGTTTGGTGGTCTGATGGACTTAATACGTCAGGTACATTATCTGGGAGTTTTGTTAATAGACCTCTTCGTCTTACCTGCACAAATGGCACATCCAGAGAGAAAATGGTCTATGAAAATGGAGGGGAATTAAGTCTTAGTAATAATAATCTTGTTATTGATAATACTCAGCTAACAGACTTTAGAATAGTTGGCACTAATGCCCATTATAAAAACTTAAGGGTCTATGATAAAGAGCTCTCAGACAATGAAGCGAGGTACGTATAATGAGATCTTTTAGAACATTAAACTCACTACAGAAAGATTTTGTAGTTAATATCCTTGATTACATTAAAGATACAGATGCTCAAGTAGATGAATCCGCTAACGTTCAGGCAGCTCTAGATTCACTTGCTGATTACGGTGGTTCTTTATATATCCCTACTGGTGTTGAGGCTTATTGTGCAAGTCCAATAACCTTGCCAGCTAATTGTGATATCATTGGGGATACTAGAGCCACACACCTAGCCTTTGCATCTAATGAGGTATCAGGTTTAGTATTAGGAGCTTCTGCTACATTAATAATGGAGATATCATCTTCTGTAACAAATATCAGAATATTAAGTAAATCATTTAGAGATACTACAGGAGTTGCTGATCCAGAACCTTTCTTTTCTGGGACAGGGATAACTATTAATAGTACTGATGTAACAGTCGATGGATGTTCTGTTTATGGATTTATAACTGGGATTACCTCAAGTGGACCAACTGGCAGAACTTATCTTAATGATATGAAGATGGATAATACATCTTGTATAATCTTAGATAACTCAGAAGATACGAGTAGGCTTGAGAATATTCAATGCTGGCCCTTTGCTGGTGGATTTACAGATACTGATAAGACAAGAGCCGGTACTGCTATAAGACTTCAGAATAATGCGGACTGGACACGTGTAACTAATTGTTTTACATGGGGTTATAACATTGGCTTTCATTTAGATGATTCCCGTTCAAATGTTCAATTGATTGGCTGCGGATCTGACTACCCTTTTCTTAGTGTAGTCTCTACTGGTGTTTTGATTGATGGCGATTCAGGAACAACTCTAATTGATGGCTTCCAATCTGAGTTAACTTCAACAGGTATAAATACTAATATTACTCCAAGTCCCGATAATGTCGGAAGCACAACAATAGTTAATTGTCATTTTGGTAGATTCTCTGATGGTGTGGTTATTACTGCTGGTGATGCAATAATTAAAAATTGTGTATTTACAGGTCAGAGAGATTTAAATGAGCATCCATTGGGATTAAATAGAGGGATTTACCTTCCTACAGATACAGAGTATGTAAACGCTTCTGATAATATATATGAGAATATGACTGCTTTAGTTCCTTTTGCCTCTAAGGCATTAGAGCAAGCAGGGGCTCCTGCAGCTGGGCTTAGACTTTTGGATAGAAACTTATTTAATAATGTTACTGATCAAGGAGATGCAACATGAGTAATGCATATAAGAAGGATCTTGCAGGATTACAAGATTTATTCTTTGATACGAATGGTACTAATGAATCATTCTCCAGAGAGACATCTACAGGTCTTTCACAGAATATAAAAGGTCTAAATGCTAGTGACCTTCCACTTTTATTAGCTACTAGATCTCTGGAGCTTTATGATCAAGTACAGATGAGTGCCGATGAAGTTGACTCTGCTATCACTCAAATATGTGCAAGCTTAGCAAGTATTCATAAATTCCAGAATCAAGATGTTTTAGATGACATCGATTCAGCAGGATCTGGCGCCATTATCACTACTCAAGAAAGAGATAAACTTAACTCTATTACAGATACTGGATCAGGTGAGATCATTACAGATGCAGAGCGGTCTAAGCTTACAGAGATTGTTGGTTTAACTCAAGCTCAAATAGACGCTATTACTAGTATTACTAATATACTTCCTATTGGTACAGTTATTGGATTTCCTACTAATTCACCACCTACAGGCTTCTTAGAATGTAATGGTAATGCAGTTTCTAGAGTCACTTACTCTGATCTATTTGGCTTAATTGGAACGACTTACGGCAATGGAAACGGAACTACTACATTCAATCTACCTGATTATAGAGGTCAATTACTTAGAGGTTGGGACCATGGTAGAGGCGCTGATCCAGACGCTGCAAGCCGTACAGATAGAGGTGATGGTACCACAGGTGATAATGTTGGTACTAATCAACTTGATGAGCTCAAGTCACATAATCACTTATCAGGAACTTCTGTAAAAGGTGACTTCCAAATATTCACATCCACAGAATCTATCTCAGGTACTAGTGGTGCAGAAAGGAGTACAGTCAATCAAACTTTAAGAGCATATACTGCCGATACAGGTGGTAATGAAACAAGACCCCGCAATACTAGTATTATGTTCTGTATTCGTTGGTCTATATAGAGGTTAAGGTATGCCTGAAATTAGCACAGAAATATTTAACGGTGGTATCAATAATGTAATTGATTCTCACTTACTTCAGCCAAACTTTGCAAAAGATTTACGAAATTGTAAAATTCAGAATGGCTCTATCTCTAGTGCTAATTCTCCAGTTGCTTTAGATATTCCTGATCCGGGATTGATATATCAAACAGGAACTAGATCTGTAATCAAGTATGGCGGTGTGTTTTATTGGTCAGATAATATCACAGGGGAGTTAGATTCTAGTCTTGGCTACCTTGGAATAGATAGTCCTACGAATAAAGCAACGGCATCACAAGGAGTGCCCGGAGGAAGATTCCCTACTGATTCTTCTTATAAATGGTTTTATACTTGGGTTACTGCAGATGGTTTTAGAAGTGCCCCATTCTCTACTACAGATGTTACTGAATTTACAGTAACAGGTGATGACTTGGGGACGATTGTTCTAACTGGCTTTGATGCTAACATACCTGATTATGCCGCTGATTTAGAAGTGTGGCGTACGGTAGATGGTGGATCTGTGTATTATCTTTCAGGGACTCTTGATCGCTGGGCTAATAATGGTGACTTTGAGTATATAGATGATACTCCTGATCAGGATATACTTCTTAATGAGCAATATAATTTAGCCTCTGCTGCAGGTAAGCCTGAGTCTGGGAGATACTTAACAGAAAGAAATAGCGTATTCTACCTTGCTGTAGATGATAAGGTCTTCTTCTCTGAGCCTGCCAACCCCCATCAGTACGGCGCCTTAAGCTTCGTTACATTTGATGATACAGTTACTGGGACTATATCCACTGAGACTTTTACCATGGTCTTCACTAGGAATAGAGCCTATAAGATAAC